GCCATCTAAATCACTCCCGATAACCGCCTGTGCCTTCACGCATCAAACGGAAATTCAATGAAAAAACGGGACGCTTGTTTTCGTCCCGCCCTATGTCGCCTATATCACCTAGCATCATAATGCCGCCGTAGTGAGTCCCGTTGATCTCTTGCGCTGGTATGCCAAGTAAAGCGTTCTTAATCTCTACTGCCTTCTGCCATACCGCCAAATAATCAACAGGAGAACCACGCACATGCACCATGACCATTGGGTAATCTACATTCCATTTGGGATTAGGCGTAAACCCCTTTGTGTCGTATATTGCTATGCGTCTGTCTGGTGCATCGGGGGGCATCATGCCCTGAGTAATTTGCCAATCACCAAAGCCGAAAACGCCAATCCCCTTCTGAACCAACAGTCCACTAATATCCAAAGAGGAAGGGTTCATGTCACCACCTACTCTTTAGAGAGATGTAATCATCTCCCCCAACTTATCTTTAATGCGTTGCTCAAGATCACCAGATTTCATTTTGACAGCATCCTCTAGATACTTTGCCTTGCCACCCTTGGGATGTGCATACTCAATGTGCTCGTGCTGTGCAGCAGAATACGGCATCGGGTACTCTATTATCACAGCTGGGGACTTTGTGTTAGGCGCACTAGATTCATTTTCCACATTAATCGAACCGTCTTTGCTGCCTGTAGCAATCACATCCCCTGTATCGCCCCGCACTGCATATGTCCCAATAATCCTATCGCCTTTTTGGATATCCACAGGCGTAAAGGTTGCACCAGTATCCCACATAAGAGTAGCCGACTCACGCAATTGGCCTGTATCTACCGGAGTATCAGCTACGGACTGCTCGAAGATCTCTAAGCTAGTTTCACGCAATGCTTCGGCAGCACTCCCCGGTGCCAAGGCAACCAGTTTGTTGAGCTTGCCGACAACCTTATCCAGCCCTTCTATACGCGCAGCCATTACACATACACCCTCCAATGGTCAGTAGTGCCGTCAAGCCCAACGTGTTCAGATAAGGCCCGTGGCTCTTTCGCACCCGCAACAACCTGTTCGCCATGATGGATACCGTACGCTAACTTGCCTGACATGTCCACAGCCTGTGGCAAGTAGAACACGTGACTTGCTACATACTCCGCGCCATGCTTGTCCCTAACAAGCTTCATGATGCCCTGATAACGACACTTGAGGTGTTGAGGGGGAAGATGATGAACAATTCCCCAATTGTCTTCTTCGCCCGGAGGCCAATACGTACACCATTGGTTCAGTGTTGCAATCATGTGATTGGCACCGTCCCGACTAGCCAATGCGACAACAGGGCTTCTGCCTCCATAGACAACAAGCCATCAGTACGCATGGCATATTGCGCACTATACGTTTCGGAAGCATCACCTATCTTGACCGATTGCACCCCTTCGGCTATGCGCTGTAGCCTCATTGTGTCAGCCCCCATCAATGCCAAAGCCTCTTCACATACAGCATCCTTGACTTGTGGCGGGGCCTCACACACGGTTCCAAAGGCCATGCGGGGGAATGCCAATGGTTGTTCAGCTGTTACTTTACGTCCCTTGAGCTTTTGTCGGTCGATTCGCCTTGTGGCGGTGAGGATTGCTTGTTCTTTTTCCGTCTCGTTGGCTTCTTGCCATCTTTCTGAGTTGTATCGTCCTCCGAAGTAGGCGTTGGCCTCCGTGAGACTGATGTAGCTGTTGACTCCGACTGTGAGCACGGCGGCTCCACCTCCTCGAAATCAGAAGAACGGGCAAGCCGTTCAGCAAGCTCACCCGTTACATTCCATATTAGACCTGTCTTTTTATTGCGAACCCACATACCTACACGCCCACAGGCAGTAACCCAGCACCGATAGTAATCGTGGTAGCATCAGCAATATCCAAATACAACGTCTCATCAGCCTGTTCGAATCTCATTGACTCCAACGGCCCAATGAACATTTCGGACTCAGCCGGAATCTCTACTACCAAATCGCCTAGTGTTGCACGGGAATACACGCCTGCCTTTACTGTCAAACGATTCGCGCCCTTGCCGCCAGTGAGTGCAGTTGCCGCCATCTCTGTAACTGTTCCAGCACCAGTATCCGACCCGGCATTCGCTACAGCCACAAGAGCATTAGCCTCTGCATGGGCCGCAATTGCCGTAGCGATATCACTAGCTGTTGTCGTGATCGCTTTGGCTGCACCAGTGGCAAGAGACACTGTAATGGCTGTGCCATCCACAGACACCGCAAGTTCTGCGTTTACATCATCAGGGTCTACGTATTCAACAGTAATGGCATTGCCCAATGCTCCATTGAGCTTGGATGTGTATTTCAGATCATTGTTATCTCCCGCTAGTTCTGTGGTCAGCGTAGCCTTTGTTTCTTTTGCCGCATTCTTGACATGTATTATCAAGCGTTCAGGACGCGGGGCAGCAAGAGCTATACCGTTCGCTACATCGTCAGCGTCTATTGTGTGGTAGGCAGCAGCAAGGTTCTTGGCTGTGTTCAAGGCCAAGGCAGCTGCTGTCAATTTAGTTCTATCTCCCATAGAATTCCCTCCTTAGTGAAAGGGCGCGATAAACGCGCCCATATCCAGCTTGCCTATGCCCTATTTACAGTCAACACAGCGAGAGCGTTCGGACGCACAACCTTAGCACCGTATACATGAAGCCCCTTGATCGCATCGGAGAAGCCCTTCTCAGGACGATACCCTTCAACCGATACAATCTGGTCGGCGAAACTCCACGCCATCCTGTGCCCAGCCGTGATCTTGTATAGCGCACTGTTTGTGTTCGGGACATTATTGCTCTTGAGCAGGGTGAATCCAGCAGCCTGTCCAACCGTACCGTTCATCAACCTGTCCTCAGCTGGCATATTGCCCACCTTCACGAAACGGTCATCCTTCAACAGAAGCCCTTCGTAGAACGGAGGGATGATTGCCCAACGGCCTTCCTCGGGAATATCGTTTTCATCCAAAAGGACGCTAAGGTCAACCAAGTACTCATATGCTGTAGTGGAAGTCGGAATAATGGGGTTTACATCGTTGCCAATTGCATTACCAGCAGCAATGTTAACGTACATGTCAGCAATATATCTGTCGGCAACGTTGCGAAGGGCATATGCGGCCTCTCGCATGGCCTCGTCCATCATCTTCGGGTGCTGCTGAACCTTATCTATGTCATCAACCTCGAAGTGAAAATACTTCTGCTGGTCAATAACAAGAGTTGTCTCAGCATCAGTAAGCTGCTGGGGGGCACCAATATCGCCATATTTGGCATAGTTACCGACATCTACTTGCCCAATAGAGTGAATCCTAACAGTATTACCGTATGCCTGAATCTCGCCTTCGTAATCGCGATTTATGACGTTTTCCTGGCCGTACACCAAAGAGGTCTGCAAGTTTTGCAGAAGCCTCGCACTCCATATCTGTGGAATGAAACTATCAAGTGCCACGTAGATCTCTCCTTATTTGATGAGACCCTTTCGCAGCTGCTCTGATATATCGCCCCAATGCTTGTTTATCTCATCAGGCGACATGCGTTCTAATTCAGCCTTAGTAAACACCTTGGGAGGCGTTTCAGTTGGGGCGGGTCTGGAACCACCGCCAATCGGCTGTTTTTCTTTTTCGCGCACTAAGTATGGTTTGTCAGCAATGAGGGCCGTTAGAGCTTTGTTTACATCCTTGATGGTGCCACCCTCATCAATCTCAACCAAATCCTTATCCATCAGCGCGTACGCTGCATCAGGGTCTACAATATTTAGCGCAACCGCAGCAGCCTTGACTTCAGCCTGAAGCAATCGCTCATTCGCCACGCGCATAGCGTCCTGCGCCTTCTTTTCCGCTTCTTCTTTTTCGGCTTTGAGCTTTTCAGTCTCAGTCATTGCAGCCTTCTTGCGCTCTTCTTCCAGTTGGGCTTCGTAAGTTGTTTTCCACTTCTTCTCAGCCCTATTAAGACGTTCTTGCACAATGCGGTCTACGTCGGCTTGGTCGAAGCGTTTTTCCCCCGTTGGGGTGTCCACGTTTGCTTCCGGCGTGTCCGGCTCCGCAGGAGTCTCTGGAGCTGTCTCCTGGTCTCCCGCTAGGGTCTTTTTGTTCTCAAGGTCTCCCATTCTGTACCTCCCGTTTTAGGGCCGTCGCCCATACCTGCTTAAAGCAGTCAGTCAGTAATCATAAACGGTTCATTATCAAGCTCTTCATCAGTAAAGCAACCAGTGCATGGCACCTCTCGTCCATTGCGCAAAATCATGCGTTGCGGTCGAGGTGCGTTGGTTGCATCTCCCTCTAGAGGCAGCGAAAACGTGCCACGGCGCAGCATCAGCGCAATAGCTGCGTAATTCAAAAGATCCATCCACGAATCGTCAACAGACTCGTTGGATGGGTCATCAAGACGGTCAGACTCCCACAGGTTTCTTAACCTGCGGACTTTATCGTTAACGCGAACCAAAACTCCCAATTCGCCAAAGTCCATGATGTTGCCATGCCCATAATCCTGTTGCTTGCGTATCAATA